GTCAATACCGGCCCGCTGGTCCGGATCGCAATGAAACGGGAGCGGGCGGCAATGAAAGCTGATCGCATCCAACGCCGTTTCGAGCGCAAGCATGTCGATCTCGTCGTAGATGGCGTGGAAGCCGACGGCACTTTCTCCGGCTACGCCAGCGTGTTCGGCACCGTCGATCTCGGCAAGGACGTGGTCGAGCCGGGCGCTTTCGCCAGATCGCTGCAAAAGCGCAAGGTCGGCGGTATCCGCATGCTCTACCAGCATGATCCGGCTCAGCCCATCGGCGTGTGGACCGAAATCCGCGAGGACAGGCGCGGCCTGTTCGTGCGCGGAAGGCTGACGCCGGGGGTGTGGCGCGCGCAGGAAGTGCTGGCGCTGTTGCGCAGCGGCGCGCTGGACGGCCTCTCCATCGGCTTCCGGGCGGCGCGGACACGGCGCGATCCGGCAAGCGGCATCCGCCGCATCGTCGAGGCGGATCTGTGGGAAATCTCCGTCGTCACCTTTCCCATGCAGCCGGCGGCGCGGGTCGAAACCGTCAAGGCCAGACGCCCGAAAACCGCCGCCACCGACGAAAGCGGAGCGCACCAGCTCACAAGGGCAATCCGCCACGCAATCAGCATCATCAACCCGAAAGGACGTTCTCTATGAATGCATCGCAGCCTGCCCAGCCGCTCGAGACCAAGTCGATGAGCGCCGACTATCTGGACCTGAAGGACGCCTTCGGCGACTTCATGTCCACTTTTGAAGCTTTCAAGGAAAGCAATGACCAGAAGCTGGCCGAGATGGACCGACGGCTCGGCGCCGATGTGCTGACCACGGAGAAGGTTGACCGCATCTCGCGCGCCCTCGACGAGCAGAAGCGGGCCATCGACAATCTGTCGCTGAAGCGGGCGCGGCCGGTGCTCGGCCAGATTTCGGATCGTGAACAGGCAACGCTGCCTTCCGAACACAAGCAGGCCTTCGAGGCCTATACCCGCAGGCTCTGCTCGATCATTTTGCGCAGGACGTAACCAGCGTTTGCCACTGCTGGAAACTGATCCGAAGGGACGGAGCCGTCCTTGGCTTCACCGATCATGATCGACGCCTGGTTCTCGACAGCGGCGTTTTCGAGCCGGAGACCGGCCTGAGCGCCAGCGAGGCGCGCCAGTCTCTCGGGCTTTCCGTCGATACGGTCGACGTGGAGGGAGCGCTGGCCTCGGATTGCATACGCGACGAGGACATCGCTGCCGGCCTCTATGACGGCGCGGCCGTGGAGACCTATCTCGTCAACTGGCGCAGCCCGACCAAGTTCGCGCTGATCAGGAAGGCGACCATCGGTAAGATCACCCGCGCGGACGGTCGCTTCGTGGCGGAACTGCAAAGCCTCATGCACAGGCTGGACCAGCCCAATGGCCGCTATGTAATGCGCAAATGCGATGCCGAACTGGGTGATGGTCGCTGCCGGGCCAGCCTGAGCCAGCCGGCTTTCAATGCAATGGGGGCGGTGGAAAGCCTCGATGGAACCGACATGCTGCGGGTTTCGGGCCTGGATGGCATCGATACGGGCTGGTTTTCCTTCGGCACGCTGACCTGGACGAGCGGCGCACGGCAGGGCAGAACCGAGCGGATCGTCGACCACAGGACTGACGGATCGCTGGCGGTTCTGACGCTGCAGGCAAGCAACGGGCCGCCATTCGGTGCCGGCGATGGCTTCACGGTGGTTGCCGGTTGCGACCATTCCTTCGCAACCTGCAAGGCTAAGTTCGCCAACGCACGGAATTTCCGCGGTTTTCCGCATCTGCCGGGCAACGATGTGGCTTATTCCTACGTCTCCGACGACGGCGTCTTCGACGGTGGCCCGGTGGTGCCGTGATGGATGCAGAGCGCGTCATTGCAGAAACCCTGTCATGGGTCGGCACGCCCTACCGGCACCAGGCCGCAACAAAAGGCATAGGTTGCGACTGCATCGGTCTGGTGAGAGGCGTCTGGTCCGCGCTCTACGGACGCGCACCCGATATGCCGGCGGACTACGCGCCGGACTGGGCCTGCGGCGATGCCGGGGAGGCAATGCTGGCGGGAGCGCGCCGGCTTCTCGACGAATGCGCGCCTGACGAGACGTTACGCGGCCGGGTTCTGGTGTTTCGCTGGCGGCCGCATCTGCCCGCGCGACATGCCGGCATCGCAGTTGCCGAAGACAGTTTCGTGCATGCCTATGAGGGCGGACGGGCGGTGGTGAAATCCGCTCTCGTTCCCCAATGGCGCCGGCGCATCGCCGGCGTCTTCGCTTTTCCAGACAACTGAACAGCGCCGGAGCTTTTCATGGCCACCATCCTGTTACAGGCTGCCGGTGCCTATATCGGCGGCTTCCTTGGCACTTTCGGCGGCGCGATCGGCTCTGCCGTGGGCGCTATGGCCGGATATGCGCTCGACCGGGCGCTGATCAACGGCACGCAGCGCATCGAAGGGCCGCGGCTGGCCAGCGCCCGACCTTTCAGTGCCGAGGAGGGGGCGTCGATCCCCCGGCTTTACGGCACGGCGCGGCTGGGTGGCACCCTGATCTGGGCGACGCGGTTCGAGGAAAGCCGTTCGACGCGGCGTCAGGGCAAGATGGGCCCGAAGGTTACCGAATATTCCTATTACGCCAACGCAGCCTTCCTTTTGTGCGAAGGCGAGATCGCCGGCATCAGGCGTATATGGGCCGACGGGCGTGAGATCGACCGCGAGGCGGTGGAACTGCGAGTCTACACCGGCAGCGAGGAGCAGCAGCCCGATCCGCTGATCGAGGCAAGGCAGGGGGCCGGTAATGCGCCCGCCTATCGCGGCGTTGCCTATGTCGTCGTCGAGCGTCTGGATATTGGCGGCTTCGGCAATCGTATCCCGCAACTGCAATTCGAGGTGATCCGGCCGGTCGGCCGTCTGCACAAGGATGTCAGGGCAGTAACGTTGTTGCCCGGCGCCACCGAATACGGGCTTTCGACGACACCGGTGACGAGCCGCAGGCGGCCCGGCGACGAGACATATGTAAACCGCAACGTGCTATTCGGCGCGACCGACATTCAGGCCTCGCTCGACGAGTTGCAGCAGACCTGCCCCAATCTGAAGCATGTGGCGCTGGTCGTTTCGTGGTTCGGCGACGACCTGCGGGCCGGGCAGTGCAAGGTTCGCCCGATGACGACAACCGCGATCGATGCTGGATTTTCGCAGCAATGGCAGGTCTCGGGCCTTTCAAGGCAGGATGCTGCGGTCGTCTCACAGTATGACGGTGGCTCCGCCTATGGCGGCACACCTTCCGACAAAAGCGTCATGGAAGCGATTTCGGAGATAAGGGCGCGGGGCCTTGGCGTAACGCTCTATCCGTTCATCATGATGGATGTGGCGCACGGCAACAGCTTGCCGGATCCCCATGGCGGATCGGCCCAGCCGGCCTATCCGTGGCGCGGGCGCATAAGCTGCTATCCCGGCCCCATGCAGCCGGCATCGGCGGATCGCACGCTGGCAGCGAGAACGCAGGTGACGGCTTTTTGCGGAACCGCGCAACGAACGCAATTCGCCAACTCAGGCGAGACGATCTCGTTCACCGGAGGAGCCGACTGGGGCTACCGGCGCTTCATTCTTCACTATGCGCACCTTGCGGCGAGGGTAGGAGGCGTCGACGCGTTCCTGATCGGCAGCGAATTGCGCGGGCTGACGACCCTGCGCGACCAGTCCAACGCCTTTCCCTTCGTGGAGCAGCTTGGGTTGCTGGCGGCGGATGTGCGCGCGGTGCTCGGACCGCAGACGCGCCTGAGCTACGGCGCCGACTGGAGCGAGTATTTCGGCTATCATCCGCCCGACGGGTCGGGCGACGTCTTCTTTCATCTGGACCCCTTGTGGGTAAATCCGGCGATCGATGCGGTGGGCATCGACAACTACATGCCGCTTTCCGACTGGCGTGACGGGGATTACAGCGGCGGCAATCCCGACGGATGTTCCGGCCCGTATGATTTGCAGGGGCTCAGCGCATCCATCGCCGCAGGCGAAGGCTTCGACTGGTACTATCCGGATGGGGCGGCGCGTGAGGCGCGCATGCGCGTGGCCATATCCGACGGCGCGCACGGCAAGCCATGGGTTTTCCGCTACAAGGACATCGTCAACTGGTGGTCCAGTCAGCATTTCGACCGGATCGCCGGCACCGAGAAAACATCGCCAACCGACTGGATTCCCAGGGAAAAACCGATCTGGTTCACGGAATTGGGCTGCCCTGCCGTCGACAAGGGCCCAAACCAGCCGAATGTGTTCCCGGACCCGAAGTCGGCCGAGAGCTTCACGCCCTATTTCTCGTCGGGTGGTCGCTCCGATCTGGCGCAGCTTCGTTTCCTCGAAGCGCATATGAAGCATTGGGACCCCGCTACGGAAGGGTTCGAGGAGGCGTACAATCCGCTTTCGCCCGTCTATGGCGGCCGGATGGTCGATTTCGAGAGGACCTATCTGTGGGCCTGGGACACGCGACCGTTCCCGGCATTTCCTCAGCGCGCCGACCTTTGGTCGGACGGGCCCCACTGGAGCCGGGGCCACTGGCTGAACGGACGGCTCTCCAATCCCGATGTCGGCGCGCTTGTCGGTGCCATTCTGGCGGATCATGGGTATGACGATGCCATCATCGGCGAGGTGGGTGGATCGGTTCAGGGCTATGTGATCGCCGACCCCGCCACCGCGCGCGCGGCGATCGAGCCGCTTTGCGAGCTGTTCGATCTGAGCCTGCGCGAGGAAAACGGCAGGCTGGTTGTCGAACGCTCGGGGGCGGGTGCCGGTGCGGTGATCAAGGCCGGTGATCTGGTCGTGGACGATGCGGAGACTGTGCTGGAAACGGTTCGCATTCCCGATCACGAGCTGCCGGCGGAGGCTTTGATCAGCTTCGTCAATCCGTCGCAGGATTATCAGGCGGCGACAGTCCGGCGCACTCGCACCGGCGTGCCCGGCGCGCGCCAGCACATGATCCATTTCCCGGGCGTTCTGGAACCGGGGCAGGCAGGTGCCCTGCTGGACGACTGGCTGAAACGTGTCTGGTATCAGCGGGAAACCGTTTCCTTCACGGTACCACAGCCCAATGCCGGTTTCAGCCCCGGCGCACTGGTGACGCTGCCTGCATCCGCCACCAATTCCGATTTCCTCATCACCGGCATCGATGACGGGATGACGCGCAAGGTGGAGGCGCGGCAGATCATCCGCGCCGCACCCGCACCCTGGCGCGAGACGGTTTTGCCTGCATTGCAGCCGCCGCCGCTGGTGGCGGGCAAGCCGCATGTCCTGTTCCTTGACTTGCCTGCCGGCGCGGGCGGAACGGAACCGACCGAGCAGTTCCGTGTCGCCGTCTGGCAAAAGCCGTGGAGAAGCCAGATCGTTTTCGCTTCTCCCGAAGATGACGGCTTTGCTTCGCGACAGTTGCTGACGCGCCCGGCCTCGCTGGGGCAACTGGTCGAGGACCTTGGACCGGGCGTGGAAGGCCGGGTTTTGCGCAATTCCTGCCTCAGGGTCGAATTGTTCGATGCGGATGCGGCAAGTGTCAGCCTGCAACAGATGCTCAATGGCGCCAATGCCGCCGCGGTGCGTTCGGTAGCCGGCGCATGGGAGGTGATCCAGTTCAGGCGTGCCGAACAGGTGGCCGAGAACATCTGGATGCTGTCGGAGTTGTTGCGCGGCCAACTGGGAACCACGGATGCGATGCTTGCAGGGGCTGCTTCAGGTTCCGATTTCGTGATCCTCGACGATGCGGTCGTGCCGGCTGGCCTGGGACCATCTGAAATTGGTCTGGAGCTGAACTGGAAGATTGGGCCGGCTGCAACTGACATCTCCGATCTGCATTTTGCAACCAGCCGCCAGATCGGAGGCCTGCGGGCCCGGATTCCACTGGCGCCGGTTCATGTCCGCGCGCGTCTTGCCGGAGCCGATGTCATGCTTTCCTGGAAACGTCGCGGACGTCTCGATGCCGACGGCTGGGATATTCCCGACATTCCGCTTGGCGAGGAAAAGGAAGAATACAGGGTCGAGATCGCAGGTTCGGGCGGCGCGAATGTGCGGACGGTTTCGACCCAGCAGCCGAACTGGCTATATCCCGGGGCCCTGATCGTGGCGGATTTCGGGGTTCGCCCCGGAGCGCTGGACGTGACCGTGTGTCAGGCCGGCGGGCCGACCGGCTGGGGAATCCCCAGCTCTTTCCAT